CAACTAATAGCTCTAGTAGGTATAGTTGGTACATTAGCAGGCTTTGGTTATACAGGCGCTACGTACGTAAATAGATTAGAAAACCTTGAAGCCCAAATAGGCGGGATAGGAGATACCGAAACTGCACAACAAGCTATAGAAGAAAGATTTGCAGCTATTGAAACCTCTGTTGAATATATTAATAAATCAATAGACAGTATTGTTATACCTGATACTAGTGGTTTAAAAGGCAGCATAGTTGGTTTAACTAATGATGTTGAACGTATGCAAATAGATATAAAAGATTTAGAAGACGAATTAAAAGAAAGCGGGGATAATCCTTTAAGTGGATAACTGTTATTTAGGTTTGTTCTGGGATTACAACACTCAAACGTTTATGTGTTGGGAGGAGTTTAAAAATGCCTAGTAGTAAAGGTTATAAAAGAAATTATAAAAAAGAATACGCTAATTACCAAGGCACTGATGCACAAAAGAAAAGAAGAGCCGCTAGAAATACAGCTCGTAGAACAGCTGAAAGGTCTGGTAACGTAAGTAAAGGAGATGGAAAAGATATTCATCATAGAAACAATAACCCTCTTGATAATTCTAGTGGGAATACTGTTGTACGTACTGCATCGTCCAACAGATCTTTTAAACGTACAAAAACAGCCGGGAAAGCTTAAACGTGCGCTGAAGGAGAAGGCCTCCAACCAATAGGTACACATTGTTTAATTGTAAAACCATCACCAGCATTTCTAATATTAATTAATTTCTTTTCAAGGATTGTGTACTCACCCCATTGTTTTATTTCACTTTCTAGTCTTCCACAACCTTTACAACGGTCGTCTCCAAACTGTCTAGTGGTACACCAACCCACACAAGGATTGTCAGATAGGCTTTCACATTCGCCTGTTAATGTTGCTAAAATACTCATAAAACCCCCTATAGCTTTGATAATATTGCACTTTTTATATTAAGTGTCTAGTTTTTTAAGCTCTTCTTTTAACCTGTTTTCGTACCACTCAGCTTTATCTAGGTCCTGCACACCATTTTTATAACGGAATCTCCATCTGTATTTCAGAGAATTTCCGCGTAAATACCCAATAAATTCTTCAGAGCTGAGCATAGCTCGTATAGCATCAATGCATTCTATATCGCCTTGGTTGTAGTGTTTTGGGTTGTTTACTAAGTCTTCTTTCATATTAGCTCCTATAATATTGTGCTAGATTTTAAGCACACCCTTTCTATCTTACTAATAAATTCTTTTTTTGTAATGGATTCTTCTACTAGTCTTTTGTTTGTTATATCTTTTTCAGTAATATCATCTGTAATGTACACACCAGCGGGTGATCCTAAAACTATGTATGCAAGATGTTTATGAGATTGTGCTCTACTTAACCAATTACGCTGCAGTTCTGTAAGTGCAATTTGTATTTTAGTTGTAGATTTCTTTGGTAATTTAGGTTCGTATTTATATTCTATAAACAAATACCCTGTTGGCCCTGAATAAAATGTATCAGGTACACCTCCTTGATATTTATCTAAAATCTTCCACACAAACACATCACGTGACATGCTTGTGTGTATAGACTTGATGAACGAATGTTCATTCATAACTAAAAACTTACAATGCTTCGTAAAGTTTTTTAGCCTCTAGGTAATCTTCCTCAGTAGACCAACCTTCAAACTCGACACCTAAGTTCATAAACTTTTGCCCAGCTTTGTTAGCAGTCTGCACTGATTTCATTTTCCATAGAGAAGCGAAACGATCACCACCTTTAGTTTGGATTTGTGAGTTCCAAGAGCGTGATACACGCAACTTAGAAGACGCAAAATCCATAATAAAAGGTATACCTAGTACCCCAGTCTTAGCGTTTTTCTGCATTAATAAATGAGACTGAGTCTGTATTATGTCATGCTGATCTACATCTAAAGATTGAGATGCTAAATAATCAGTAGCTTCTGCTAGGCTTTTAAAATTACCTACCAATCCACCACCGATCTCACGTTTTTTCCAAACAACGAAGTCTTCAGTAAATTTGACATTTAAGACATACATCTCAGTGCCATAATTTTCTTTAGTTACGCTGTTAATAAAGTCACCAGTTTTAGCTTTATCAATATATTCGCTGTGGTTGGGATCAACCTCATTGGATAATTGTTGAAGTAATTTAACCCTAGGTGTTTGAAGGTGGTCTTTACCCACTTCTTCATTGCCTAGGCCGGTTCCTTTCACTACGTGAGCGGGAACGTCTTTAGAGACTAGTTCTATTGCTGTTGATTCAACCATAGTTCTTCTTCCTTATTTCATAGTTAATATTATCGTGATCTGTAATTAATACGAATCACGTCCGTTGGTTTCACTCCAGGGAGTTCCATATCCAAGGAGAGAAATTCTCGATAAGTAGAGGCTGACATACGTTTGTGTAGTAACTCAAACTGCTCCGTAGAGAGTATGTGTCTGTACACTGCATCCCAGTCTTCTACTGTCGGGACAATCTCTGTTTTAACAGAAATTGAACATCGATCATTGCCGATACGATCAAGTCCTTGATCGTTCATTTTAGCAATTAGTGTAGCTTCTAGATCATTCTTGCGTTGTTTTAGCTCTTTTAAACCTTGTTCGGTTGTAGCTATAATTTCGCGCATATCAGTAAGCTTGTTCATTAAATCATCTAGATTTTCTTTTATAGTAATCTTTACTTCTTCCATATTAGTGCCTTGTTATTTCGTTTGTTGAATTAAATATTATGTCAATACCTTCAGCTAATTGCTGTGCTTGCATAGAAGCTTCCGATAAGACAAGGTTCAATTCATCTTCATCGGAGGGTGGGTTACTTGCAGAAATACTTTCAGCTATGGAAAATACTAAAGCAGTTGCTAAAGCACTTTTAGGTAATTCAGTTAATGAATCTATAGCTATTTTAGTTTCGAAATCTAAATCTAATTTTTTCATGATAGCTGACATAGTACCTTTAATAAATTTTCCATTCTACCCATTTTAGTATTTAGTTTTTCATACACAGCTTCTTCCCAAGTATCTCTAGCAGCTATAAGTATTGTTTCTGTTTTTTGTGTTTGCCCAGCTCTGTGTATACGTCTGTTAAACTGTTGGAAATGTTCTGCATTGTATGTAGGAGAAGACCAAATGGTACAGGTACCTTTAGTTAATGTAAGTCCATGCCCTGCAGATTGGGGGTGTGCAAACAATACTTGTATATGACCATTCTGAAATCTATCTACGATAGACTTACGTTCTTTTACATTTACATCACCATCAATAACTGCATAAGAAATTTTACGTTTCTCTGCTAATTGTATTAGATTATCGCGTTCGTGCTTCCAATTGAATGCAACTAAAGAATGTTTACGTTGTTCTATAAGGTCCATAATAAGTTCGTAACGTTCTTCATGAACGAATTGAACTGTACCTTCTTGGTCGTATATAGCACCTGTAATTAATTGTAATAATTTTTTAACTCTAGCGCCTGCATTTACAGCGTTTATAGTTCCTTGTTGTGTGTACAGAACTGATTCTTCAGATAAAGTATTGTATGCTTTTCTAGTTTTAGTAGATAAGTTTGTATACATAGTACGAACTGATGTTTCAGGTAAGTCTATGCAATCGTTTAATGCATAACGTATAACAATATCTTTAAGTACATTAGCTACAGCTTCTTCTGCATCTGGTTTATCTATCCACTCGTTAGCAAAACCATTAAATTTAGAAGTGCATACTTGCTGTCTAAATGAATAGAAACGTTTACCTAAACGCTGACCGTCATCGACTATATAAGTAGGATGCCATATATCTAATATGGTATTACTATTAGGTGTACCTGACATAGCAATGCGGTATTCAAAATGTTGAATAATTTTTGCTAAGTTTTTAGAGCGTTGAGAAGTTCTGTTTTTAAAAGCTGTAAACTCATCTATACATATAGTGTCAAAACTATCTAATAGATGCTGATTTTTAACTAGAAAGTTAACAGCTTCAAAGTTAGTTATAACAACTTCGCTATCAGGAGACTCAAATATTTTCTTACGGTTTTTAGCATAAGCCAACGTGTATTTTATATTGGGTTGGAATTTTAAAATGTCATCTGCCCAAGCAGCTTCTAATATAGAGAGCGGAGCAAGAACTAACATTTTACCACCACGTTGTGTAAACGCATCTAATACAGACCTAGTCTTACCAGTGCCTGGATCAGATGTGATTAAACATCTTGGATTGTTGAGTATAAAATTAGTCGTAGTGACTTGGTGGTCGTAAGCTTTTAATTCATCGTTCATAGTATTGTCGTTCATCGTAGTATCGGTCCTCGATATACAAAGTTATTATAACATGTTTGTGGCTTTTAAGGTTTAACTTTGTGCCATGAAGGTTTACCTTTTTCTATCTTAAGTACTTCGTGAGTCATGGTTTTACGCATGATAAGAAGTGCAATAGACACAGAAAGACCGCCGATCATAGCAGCAGCCATACCTGAAAAAGTGCCAGCAAACATAACCATTAGAGCAGCAGTAATACCGATGTCGAAGAATATATCTAGACCGATAACTTTTCTGCCTGCAATTTTAAACGCTAGCAATAGTAGACCAAACGCGCTGATTATACCTATTGTAATCATTGTTTCTCTCCTTCCATATTAAGTATGCCATGTAGCCAAATTGAATGGCTTCTATAAGAATCCACAATACTGTGGTAGCAGTAGCTATAAAACTATGCATTTCGTAACCTCCATAAGATTATTAAAAATAATACAAGCATCAGTGTAAGACCGACAGCTTGTATAGTGTAAAGAAAAGCTAAAGCTGTAATACTTAAACCAGCAGCTCCAGCACCGACTAGACACAAAACACTTAATGATTTGTGGGCTAGATTTTTTGCTTTTATTAGCGACATATATTTACTCCTATAAATACATAAAAAAAATCATCGTAGGGTATAAACCTATGACTACTACAAAAGGCTAGCGAAGTTTGTGATGCGAGCCTTAGCGAGCATACACATTTCGTAGTGGGCCTTCTGGAGTACTTGTGGGTTTATTTAACGCCCCACTCACAAACAGGATTTTCTCCTTCTTTGTAAGGGCACCAACGACAATTATCTTTGCCAGGATTGGGGGGAAAATTTGTAGCAGTTGTCATTGCAAGCGCTCGTTGATGAAGTCCAGGTGCAAATATCATTGCTTCATCTCTAGTATAAGCTTGTGTTGTAGTCTCTGCTTGATCTAAATACCATAACTCTGTTTGAACATGTTCTAGTAATGGGTACCGAAAAAATGTACCTATGGCATAGGTCAATGCTTGTTGCCCATGAGCTATTTCATTACCAAATTTTTTGCCTGTTTTATGATCTATTACACGAGCTGATGTTTCTGATTCATGTACAATTACATCTAATTTAACTCGTGCCCAAGTATCAGGATTCATCCAACCTGTTGTTTCCCAATCTAAAGTAAAGCCCCATTCTCCTTCTACTTCTACTTGTCCTTCTATAAATAACTTACGAAGTTCTTCGAATTGCCCAGCAAATTTTTTTAACTCATCGGGTAGTTCACTAATTTTAGTTTGTACATAATCTTCAGCTAGCTGATGAATACGTGAACCACGTTCTGCGGCAGGGCCTGCTTCTTCCCATACTTTTTTTACTTTTGCTATATAAGTTCTATAAGGACAAGTTTCATATACTTTAAGTCCTGAGTAAGACCATGCAGGTACAAGTCCAAGTTCATCAGGTTTTGAAAATGCTTCGAGTATATCAAAGCGTTTTTCAGATGTAAGTTTAGGCGGTGTTGAGGAGGGATTGGTCATTCGAATCGAAATAATCCTTAATTAAGTTATCTTTAATATCTTCCGTTATTATCCATGTTATTACAACTCCCCTGGGAGCTGAAGTTGTTCTGTCGGTACCAATTCTTTTCCGACTAGGTTTTATATTAAGGCGTGACATAGCTTTTGTAAAGTCTCTTACAGACATTTTATTCTTGCTGTCAGTCAGTATGTCGTACACAAGTTTTAAGTGTGCAACAGGTATTACTAGTTCTTCATTAGCAACAGCTATCCAATTTTTTACATATCTTTGTGCTGTACTTATGCCACCAGCATCAAAAGCGTTTGTAAGTGGTATATCTAAGATGTCAGTAAAGAATGGCAAGTCTCCGCTTTTTATTGCTGTAGCAAATTCTTCTAAAACAGACATGCTTACTTGACGCATTTCTTCTTTTGCACTGTTTTCTAACACTGTGTGTGCCATACGTTCGTTAACTTTAAATGTTTTAAGTGTTCCTGCTAACACGTACAGCTCTGTGGATAAGTTATTTATGTTTGTAAGTAGTTCTGGATATACTTCTTCTAACTTACGTTCTTGCCGGGGGGCTACGTTGTAACGCCTGTCACCCTCTTCTATTTTTACTGCATCAGCTCTGTTAGTTAAGAATATAAAATTGCAAAAACTTGGTAGTTCTATTTGATTTGTGCGCATGGCACGAATTGTAAGATTAGGTTCTGTTATTTGGTGTTTAAGTTTGTCAGCCATTTTACCAATGTTGCCTGAGTCACCCATTCTAAACTCATCGACTGCAAGAAATAATGCTGTTCTCATATATAAGTTAAATTGTTCTTCTATATTTTCTAAAGCACGCATGGGAACTTGTGCTTCACCAAACAGTGGTTTTAGTATTTTGTGGATAAACAAACCTTTACCAGTGCCCGGGACGCCTGTAAGTATCCATGCAGTCATAGCTTTGTTTTTATTTTGATATATATAAGCAAGCCAATTAACAAAGTGCTCGAACTCAGTTGAGCCTCCGCCAAGTATGTGAGTAATAAGTTTATAAACATTTGGAGTAGTGTCGTGCAATTTTATAGCTGTACCATACTCTAGCTCTTCTTCTGGTGGTTGTGCTGCGAGCATATACTCGCTTTGGCGGTACATGTTTACGTAATAAGGTACTTCTTTAAGGTTGATGCCCGTGTTATTGGAGGGATCAAATACAACACGAGCATCAGGAATAAAGTCTGGAGAAGGTCTATTATGACTTTTCATAAAACCTTCTAGACTAGTTTTGTTTGTAGGTGTTAATGGAAAGCTATCGTCAAACTGTTGTAATTGAGTGTCAAATAAACCGTTGTAGTAAGTGTCAGTAAAGAAATCTCGTAACACTACAGGTTTTAAATTTTTGTCTTTACTTATTTTGTCTGCAAATTCTTCAAATATCCAACGATAAAATTCTGGGTCAGCTTTTTCTATTTCCCATATAGGTTCGCCTTTAAAGTTATACATATAATGCGGGTTAGTTAATAAGAAGTAATAACCTCCGCTGTCACCATTGTTAATATTGCAGTTTACATACGGCTCACTTACCCTGGTAACTTGTATTGTCATCTTGTCAGGATTGTCTAATAGTTCTACATACTCATCTCCGACAGCTAAGTTCTGTGTTTTAGCATTTTTCTTTGGCAGTCCTATTTCTTTACGTAAATTATTTTTTACTTGGATACTAAGATTGCTTAATCGTTCTCGATTAACTTCTTTAACTAAAGGGAAGATGTCTATAGTCGATGTACCACGGTCAATCTTTACAAAACGATTTCCGGAACACGGGTCTTGTACGTTAGTAAAAATTGGAGGGGCTATATAAATTAGTTTTGAATTATCAGCTACAGAAACATCTATTGGATAACTTAGAGACTGTCCATTAGAAGATAGTTTAAGTTGTTCAGCTAACATTGGAATAGAATAATTTAATGATCGAAACCATTCTTTAAGTGCGCGAGGATATACTGAGCGTTCTAGTAAGAAAAACAAATGCATTGATATAGTATTACCTTTACATCCCAGAGAGGCCGAAGCTTGTGCAACATAACTTACGTCTTGAAATTCTGAAGGTAAATAATGCACGAATTGTTTAGCAATAGTTTTTATATCATCTTCTTCTATTACATTTGGCACGCTGGTGGTTGGTAGTTGTATACCGTCTAAATCAAATACAATATAGTCAGTAGCTGCATTACGGTCAGCAACTCCGGCACGTGGCTTGTTTTTAAGTTTGTGTAACAAAGCTCCTTTGTGCAAACAATGGCCCTGCTGCGCATGTGTTGTAAGCGCAGTAAACAACTCATTACAGTCATTTACCATCTCAGTGTGTGATGTAAAGTTTTTTACTAATGGATAAGGCGTTACACCTTTATCTGAGATTTCTTTTACTAATTTTTGTTTAGAGCTTAAGAATATAAGTTCCATGTTGTTTCCCTCCTAGAGATTTTACATTATCATAGTTTGTCCTGATAAATTTCCTCTCTGTCTATTTTAATTTCTTTGTCAGCTTCGAAAGCTAGCTTAACTTGTTTGTTTCCTAAACCAGTAACAGTGCAGATTGCTAAGACATGATTATCTATGTGTAGCACAATCTTTTCTCCTTTCCTCCTGGTTAGTATTAGATTTTTCACAATTCATTTGGTTATTTAGAATAGGAAATATCATACCCTCCTTCAGCATCTAATGGAAGGTCTTTACACCAATCGGGTGGAGTCCTCATTACTTCAAGTATGCGATCCATGTGTGCATCACAATTTGTATTAGGGCCTTTAAGTATTAATTCATCATGTACAGTCAATACAACATCCAAGTCTGGGTCTTGTTGTAATGTTAACATTTGATCAGTCAACACAATTCTTGCAAGTGCTTGAACAATGTTTTCTGTTAGTTTTGGGCCATATAGCCGTTCTGAACGTTTGTATGATAAATACATAAATTGACCGTCCCTGGGGCTGTATGTAAGTGACGGATATTTAAGAGCCATGCCATTAGGCAAACCTAGTTGGTGAAGACCAACGGTCAATGGTCCATAAGTTGTACCTGATTGAGCGTTGTTTAACATTGCGTAAAGCAATTGTTTACACTGATTCCATAAGCCTGGAATGTTTGGGTAAAAAGTACGATATTGATTTACGATTGTTTTAGCGGCTGTGTCACTTAGATCAACGGACGGTGAACCAGTTGACAGTGTGTATTTAAATTTGTCAGCACCCATACCGTAACCAAGACCGAGCACTGCTGTTTTGCCTACATAACGTTCAAGTTTGTCAGCTTTAGTAATAGGTCTGTTGTATATTTGAGATGCAAACTCACTGTATACATCTCCGCCCGCTGCGAAAGTTTGAAGTAAGTAAGGCTCGTTAGCTAACCACGCAAGCATTCTAGCTTCTATGTTTGCTAAATCAGATACATACAACAGTTGTCCTGCTGGAGCTTGTATAGCGCGTCTTAATGCACTATTCCTAGGAAGGTTTTGTAAGTTAAGCTTCTCTGTACCACCAAAACGTCCTGTATGTGCTGCATAATATTTAAGTGGTGCAGAAAAACTGCCGTCTTTATTAATGGCTTGTAGAAATCTATCGGCTCTAGTTTCTTCTATACGAGACTTTACAGCTATTCTGCCATCCCAGATGTGTTTGTGTTCAGGATACATAGTACACATTTGTATATAAGCTGAATCGGTTTTACCTAATGCCGGGATCATTTTACCTGTGCGTGGTGATTTTTTAGTTGGTACTACAATCCCCAGCTGCTCTTCGATGTATTGTGCAAACTTTGGATTAGAACTAAGCACATCTCTATCAACACCTGAATTACGTACAGCATCATCTCCTGCTTTTTTGTGATTGTCACGATGAGCAATACACGCTTCAGGATCAAGCACTAATTTAGGTTCGACATACATACGAGTTGTTAGGTCTATCAAGTCAAGTTCACTTTGTGGATAGCCTATACACATTTTTTGCCAGGCCGCATATGTAAGTTCACAATCTTGAATACAATAACCACCAATTTCAGCATCAAGTTGCGGATCGAGATCACGTACACCTTTAGCATTAACTAGTTCTGTACCCTTTCGCATACTTACATCGTTGGGCCAGAGGCGTTCTGCAAGTGGTGAAAGACTAGCACTTTGCGAAGGATACAAACCACGGCTCATGGCTGCGGTGTCGTAGTAATAACCTATATTAGTTATTCCGTAATACTGCGAAAGTATATAAGCGTCGAATGGTGTATTTTGACACACAAGAGCTACGTCTTCCCAGTTGTAAGTATCAAATTCTGTTTGTATTTCATCAGGTTGAAACCATACAGTTTCTTGATCTTCTATTTTTATACCAACGCCCCATACTTTGAAATCAGGATGATTAACATATTGAGGTGTTGTCATTTTTGTCAAGGAAAAATGAACATCATAATATGTTTCAAAATCGAGTGTTATTGTTATCATTAGGTAATCCTTTAGTTGTTGTTGTACACGACAGGAATTTGTGTCGATGAATAAAAGTTAATGTAAAAATAATATTGCACAAACACAAAAATTGCTGCGCCACCTATTTTTATTTTGTAAAACAAAGATTGCACACATACGACTATAGACTGTAAAAATATGTGCATTAAAGCTCCTTTGCTCCGGGGGTGACCTCATGTTTCTTTAAACATTTTATNAATTAATGTGCGTCTTCTATGAGGGCTAGGAAGGTCATCAATAAGTATGTTGGTGCCAGCTTTATATATTTGCGTTCTTTCGTCATTAAATTTTACAATTCTCAAACCATTATTTGAATGTAAATATTTAACTTGTTTACGCCATTCTTCTAACTCAAGCAATGCACGTTGTTTCTCTACTTCACTAGTAAACTCAGTCATAAGAACGTTCTGAATCAAGATAAAAAGTAATAACATCATCCCAGCTAAATACATTAGGATGTGTAAGACCTGTTTTGATTAGGCAATACCTAGTCATTTCATCAACAAGTAATTGACGTTCATCTACATGATGAGCAGATTTTAATTTTGCATCTAATAGAGTTTTAGACCATTCTTTTCGCGTAGCATAATAAGATGCATCAATGCATTCTCCGTGTTCGTCTAAAGCATCTTGTACAGCTTCTTTAACTTTTCCCATATCTAACTCCTATAATTAATATCATACCTGAATTTTTGTGACATCACCAAATGGCACTTCTATATCGTGATCTGTTGTTGATATCCACAACACAGGATAAGGTGGCTTGTCACCCCAATCGTATGGGTATAAATCTGTGAGATAAATACAAGCTTTAGGTCGAAGATTATTTTCATGTATATACTTCCATACAGGCGCAAAGTCAGTGCCACCTCTACCTTTAAAGTCTATTTTAAGAGGTAAATTTTCACGTGTATAAGTGTCGTGTTGATTTACAGATGTGTCACATTGTATAAATTCTATTTTTTCTGGGTCCATAGAAGCTAGTATTGCACTAGTTTCTGAAGCAAATATTTGCAACTCTTCGTCAGTAATGGAACCAGAAGTATCTACTGCAACAACAATAGTTTCCAAACGTTCGCTGTAAAGACTAGGTAAATACATGTCTTGAGCTAGGAAACGTCTGTTTGGTTTAACCCATGAATAATCGTTTTTAGCAGTGCTTGTAAGAAACTTTGTAAGCACAGCTTTCCAGTTGACTTTAGGTTTAATTATCTCGTTAATAAGTTTAGATACACCACCAGGTAGCTTACCAGCCATTTTAGCTGCTTCATAAGCTTGATTGATATCAATGGTCCATTTTTGTTGTTCCTTGGTCGACGATCCATTGTTTGGTACACCGTCTCGCACTGCACCTGAACCACCGAAGTCGTCAGGTAAATCATCCCATGGTATTGAATTACCGTCGTCATCTTCTGGTTCTGGTAACAAGTTGTATACGTGCTCAGTAGTCATNCCTTTGTACTGTTCGTCAATCAACGCACCGTCAGGCAATACTACGTGGCAATCGTGTACTAAGTTATAGTTAATTACGTAATCTGCAGCAACATTCCACTTTTTAGCATGACGTTGTTCTCTACGGAATATATGCATGTAAACAATATGCATTATCTCGTGTGTAATAAAACCTACTTGTTGTTGTGAACTAAGTTTGTCAAACCATGTAGGATTGTAACCAAGTACTTTACCGTCAGTGTAACCAGTTGGTTGTGTTGCATCTTCTTTAGGTAAAAGTTTTAATGCTAACGTACCGAAGAAAGGATTGTCTAATAGAAGCCTAGACCTAGCTTTTGTAAATGAATTACTCATTGTTTTGTTCCTTTTGTTGTTTTTGTTTTTGGTACTCAACCCCAGCGTTAAAACTATCGGATTGAAGTTTTGACATATAAATAGCCATATCTAGTATATTTTTTGTCTGTTCATTCATTTTAATCTTCCCAATTACTAAACTCAGTTACATCGAAGGTTTTAGGCTCATCATGAAGATGAGCATCGTAAGTTTCCCAACCATCCATAGCATTCATACCTTGAATGAATGCATTACGCTCGTCTTCAGTAAAGAATACATATGTAATAGGTCTTTGATTATGACCTTTAGGATCACTGCCCCATAAAACAGTTATAAAATATGGACTACCTGGAACAAGCTCTCTATATGCTTGTTTTGCATCCATTTCTTTAAACCTGTCGGGAAGCTTTTCTGGTTGTTCTTGCATTATATAATCCCAGAACTCATTAAATGAAAAACCTGCTTTAGGTCTATGATCATCTAAGTTAATTATATTATCGTCGTCATCACTCATTTTTTACTCCTTGCACGTCTTTCACGTGCTTTTTTGTTGTTATGATCTCTAACTGATTGATTTACAGAATCAAAACTTTCAAATAATTCTTGATGCACAAACTTTGCGTCTGCAGCTGGTAGTTTTGTAAGTAAAACTAAATCTGATTTTTTTACCATCCACACAGCATGGTGCATTTTATCGGCAACTTTCTTATGAAATTGCCAGTCAACAGTACCGTGGTCAGTAGAATCAAATTGAAATATGTAATCAGTTTTCATAGCTTTTACCTCCGAGCTATCAGGCGCCCAAGTTCGTTTTTTAATACCTAACATTAAATGTTGCCTTTTAATTTTTGATCTAGATAAGCTACTTTATGGTACTTACTTGTTTCCCATTGAGCGTCTTGAGGACAGAATTGATCTCTAGTAACAATTCCTATAGATTTATTGTTGACTCTAACATCAATAGCGTTTGGAACTACGTTATGCCAAATAGCACCATACTTGTTATTTTCGTGATAAAAATAAGCTAAAGTTCGTAAAGANTCCCATACATTTCTAAAGTCTANATCATCTCTTTGCATATCTTTTAAACTTAACAAAAAGTCATCATTCATATGTTCATTAAGTTCTTTAATATTGTCAAAAGAACCTAATAAATGTATTGAACATTGATGTGCTGTTTTTGGTACAGTAGGATAAAAGTATTTGTTATGGTTAACTTTGTTTGCTTTTGATTTAACAATAGTATTAAAATTATCAGCAGCAAAATAATCATGGATTATAGTTCTTACATCTACAAGATTTTGTGTTGAAAAAGGTTTCCACATGTATTTATGGAATTCCCAATCATTAATAAAAAAGTAATGAAACAAATCTATAAGATGTTGTTTGTTTTTTCTTGTAGATTTAAGTTCTTCTATAAAATGATTATGAATATATTCATACATCCAATCAGAGTCTTTTGTATCTGCAAGTTCTTTTTGTTCATGCCATTCTCGATATATTGGTTCTTTAAAACCACCAGAACCGTCATCTTCTTGTCTAGGTAAATTACGATAATCTTTATATTTAACTAGAAGTGGATAGTCTTTAGCAAAATTAGGTTTGGTATTTTTTGCTAAATTTACAATATG